ATATGTAAGGGATATATAGAATTTCATTTAAAGAACCCAGTAAGCATCGATGCCTACTGGGTTCTTTGTTTTTATAAATCGGCTAAAATTCTTTAAAATTTAATCAGTTGCTCAACCGTTGCTCAACCTTCATGCCTTTTGATAACATCCTTCACAGATAATATCGCCTCGCCATGCGGTATTTGGTTAACAACGGATATCAATTCATCGACGTCTCTATGAATATACACCTGATTCGTAACATCTTTATGCGAATGCCCCATTAGCGTTTTTGTCATAGCATCGGACGTGCCTATCTGTGTAAGAAGAGTGGCGAATGTATGTCTCCCGTCATGGGGCAAATGCCCGGGTACTTTCATTTTTAAATACCGGCTGAGCGCCATTTGTATGTTTTTAGGCGTGGATGTCGGAAGCATATACTCTCCGTGCTCGAATCGACTCGCGCTGTACCATTTTCTTATAAATGGCATAATACAATTGGCTATCGGTATGATGCGGTTTTTACTCGCATCCGTTTTAATACCGCCAATCATATAGCGTTCCTTTATATGCACATCAGCAAATTTTATTGACTTAATTTCGCCAGGTCGCATGCCTGTGTATATTAAGCATAACATGATTCTTGCATATTCATCTGTATTCGATAATTGCCATAAATCATAAATCTCTGCCGGTAAAAATGGCTTATGTAAAGTTGACTTTTCTTTTGCGGGCAACGTGACTAGGCTAGCGTAGTTTTTGTCAACAATGTCATTTCGTATGGCTGCCAGAAAACATCCGTTCATGGCTGTTTTAATCTGCGCTAACGCAGGCCCGCTCATGTGGCTATGATCATCAATAATTGCTTGTAGATGGGCTAATCTAATATTTTTAATGGGGATATTCATAAGATGTAGCATTTTCTTTTTATTGTGAGGGTAACCGCCTTTGTCTAGTTGTACCCCTTTGCGCATCTTATCTTCGATCATCCATTCCCAACATTGGCCAAAGGTAGTATCCTTGACTTCATATTGCGGAGCATTAGCATCATAAGCCGATAATGCATTATGTGCTTCCTTTTGCGTTGCAAAGGTGCCTATAGATTTACGTAAGGGTTTACCCTCGGAGTTATATCCAAGAGTCACCACGGCTCGATATGGCTTACGTAGAGCCTTATGTTTCATCTTATATACGGTGCCAGTACCGTTAGCACGTTTCATAGCCATAATTTCATACCTCCTATAACTAAGCCCCTATCTGAGTAGTATCGGATAGGGGCTTTACGTTTATTAATCATTTGTCTTATAGACTAATTTATTTTCTTTATCCATAAGTTCTGCTAATTTATCAGTGGTAATAGGTATTTCAATTTTATCGCCATTTCCATTAATAAATTTAATAGTATACGGTGGGTTCATAATTATTTGTTTAGGTATTGCATAGTAGACAAGGGCATAGCTATGCGGCATCATATCATAGATTTTGGTATTCATCGCTACTGGGATTATATACTGATTGTCCTTTTCTATAAGTAATCGTTGTGATGGTAGTTGAGGCATTACCGTGCCCGCTAATGGATTCTTTAGATGAAGTGCATATGTAGCTATGTATACATAATCATTACTGTTTAGTATGGCTTTCTTAAAAGATTCGTCTGGAAAAATCAGACGATCGTCTTTGGAATATGATACATATTTAGTGATTGTAGCTGGGGTAATTAATACCGCGGCGCCACCAGCTCCACTCCGAAGTTCAACTCCATAATTAATTGGGCTTTCAAGTTTACGATCAGTTTTATAATTTTGCCCGGTGCTCCAGATTTTATCATACGTTTCTGGGGTTACATCAATAAATTGTGCAAATGAAGAACTAGCAACTGTTGCAAATAATGCCGCGATAGATAAAATTTTATAGAATTTCATTGTTTATCTCCCTTATTAATCTCCCTTATTAATCTCTTACAAAGTCACATTGTACATAACAACCTTACCAATCAGGTATAAGTCATCTGTATTCTCGTAACTAAATATGATGTCCCGAAATGCCATATCCGAGCTATCAGGTTTAAATACAAATTCTTTATGTTGTTTATCATTGTAGAATCTTTTAACTGTATAATCCCCTCCATTCTTAATAACTACAATATCTCCGTCATGGATATCTGGCAGTTCTATATTTCTTAATACGGCGATAATAGCGCCGTTTTGGATAACGTTGTTCATGCTTTCACCGTTAACCGGCATAAGTATAATATTCTTATTGCCTGCGTAACGACCCAGCATGAAGTCTGGGATAGATATAGTAGGCATGAAGTTAATGGCGTCTATCGTGGTTAACGCGCCCGCTGATACAGATGCAGGTACGTATTTGTAATTGTTGAGGTGAACCATATCTATAAACGCATCAGATTCTGCGTCAAAACGGCTGGCTGATTCGAACTGTTCAAATCTGTCTGAATCGCCGTTAAACACGCTCGGGATATATTCATCATACATGTCGTTATCCTTATAAAACTGGGACAAACTTTTACCATATACATCGCATAATTTTTTGAGTAAAAACAAATTAATGGGCTCTATCTCTGCCTCATAATCCTCAAGGTCTTTCTTGGGGATTTTTGTTATTTTTGACAGGTCCGAAAGGGATAAACCTGAGTTAACTCTTTCATTGATTAGCGCCCCCGGGATGCGGTCATCGGCTATCAAGTCCGAATCTGTTATGTAATCAACAGTAACATCATAACGTTCCGCGATGCGCTTTAGCAAATCCAAAGGAATTTGCCTCTTTTCAGATTCATAATTACTTAATGTATTTTGAGCAACACCTAAGTCTTCGGCGAACTGTAGTTGACTAAGCCCTAACATGTGGCGTAATTGTCTTAATTTCATAAGTATTCCTCCTTAAAAGTCTCCCTGCTTACACAATATCACATATAGCGATATTTTTCAAATATATTGTTGACGATAATCTCAAATTGAGATATACTAATATCACAAATTGAGATATTTTAGATGTAAAGGGAGGTGATTGGATGAGACAGTACTTGATTGATGCCAGAAATAAAAAAGGGCTCACCCAGGTTGAGGCGGCAAGTAAGCTTTTTATGTCTCAAAATTATTTATCAAATTTAGAGACTGGCAAAAGACAGAAAAGCCTTAGCGTGGCAACTTTAAAGGCGTTCTCAAAAGTTTATCAGATTCCGTTGGCGGATTTAATCGCATCAGAATCTGCATATGGAAATACCTAATAGGTAACGAAATTAAAAGAAACGAGGACAGCAAATGACAGACATGGAAATTCTGTATAACGCCTATCGTGATAGCGGGTTACAGACTAACGAGGAAATGGAAAATTTACTCGGATGGCCGAACGGTAAGATTAGAACTATGAAAGCCCGGCTAAAGGCAAGAGGACTTATCGACTATGAATTCGGTAAGCCGGTTACGATTTTAAAGCCGTATCGAGAAGATGTGGAAAAACCAGAAAGCTTCAAAGCAGCTATATACCGAGAGATGCTAGAAGTTTACATGGATGATTTCCGTAATCAAGATACTTTTAAAGATCGTTTACAAGTAGGCCAAGAAATAAGAATGATTTTGAAGGCTATATGAAAGGAGGGGCAGTGCACATGATTAGAAAAGTGATTTCAGTCGCCCAAATGTCGACCGTGCTTGGTGTTAGTCTAACAGCTATCCGAGAGGGCATCGCAAGAGACCGATTCCCGTTCGCATACGCCTGGCAGTCACCAGGTAAGAAATCCCGTAGCTTTGTCATCGATAAAGAGGGGTTTAGAACATTCCTTGTTCATTCGCTAGGTTGGGATGTGAAAGTAGTTGATGCGGAGTTTAAATCCGCAGGAATTCATTAGGAGGAATTAATCATGACATGGATTGACGCAGGAATGCATTTGAGCTTAGTTGCAGCAGCAGTAGCATCTATTTTATCAATGGTGACGATATAAAGGAGATCAATTTATGGGTTATATGTTAATTGGCACGTTTTTGGTCGCAGGTTCTATGGGAGCCTTAGAACTCGACCAAATTGGATGGGAACAGTTCATATTGCAATCGTTAATCGGACTGGTTATATCCCTATACGGATTTAAAAAAGATATGGCAGAAGTTGACGCAGAAGAGCAGGAAGATGTCACATACATCCCAAGAGTGAGAACTCACGGTGATTATTGTAAAAACCCTTATTACAACTAAAAGGAGACAGAAAATGACAAAACCTTATATCAGTAAACAAAAAGTAAGGGACTTCGTATCTCGTGTCAGTTGTGACAAAACCGATGCGATTGAAAATGAATACGAAGCTCTATTGACTAAAGAAATTAAGTCGCTAGATGCTTTTAAACGTCTGGAAGAAGCTTTATCTGAAGCCCGGAAATCGGCTATGGAAATTAAGCGAGCAGGGTTTGGTGATAGCGTTTTGTATAGTATGCCAGCTTCGGAATTTTTAATAGATCGTATGATTAGTCGATGTAAAAGTTGCTATGATAAGCCGCCAAAAGAATGGGCTGCTATTTGTGAACTCTTAAAGCCGTTCGCGGAACGACTATCAAAAGTACGCAACGCCAGACAAAGCGCTTACAGAATTATTGATGAAGCACAAACAGGTAGAGCTGCTGCGGATGCGTTAAAAGAAGCAGGCTTAGATTATTACACATGGGAAGCTAGAAAGCCTGAGATGGTGCTTGATTTAAGCGCGTTGAAAGGTGGTGATTAAATTGCGAAATTGTAGTACCTGTCCAAAGCGAGATTATTGCATTCCTGATGAATGTGAGGATTTGGGCATAAAAAATGAGCCTGATGATGCGGCAACATCAACAAGCTCAAATTAGAAAAATAATATTCTACGTTGATTATATCTAAAGGAGGTCGTAATTGCAACAATATGAAGAATTCATATCCGCTAAATCTAAAATGTCAGAATCTCACGGATTTGATATTGATACAGGTATGCTAAACAAACACCTATTTGATTTTCAACGAGATATCGTTAAGTGGGCCTTGGCAAAAGGTAAAGCTGCCATATTCGCAGATTGTGGATTAGGTAAAACTTTAATGCAGCTGTCCTGGGCGTATGAGATTTATCTACATACAGGTGGATCAGTACTCATATTAGCACCACTAGCTGTGGCCGCTCAAACACAGTCCGAGGGTGAACGTTTCGATATTCCTGTGACTATATGCGAATCCGATGATGACATTGTACCAGGCGTTAATATTACGAATTACGAGAAATTGGGCCGATTTAATACCGATAATCTGATAGGTGTCGTGCTTGATGAATCGAGTATCCTAAAGTCATTTACTGGTAAAGTACGTACGGATTTAATAAATCGATTCAGTAATACACCATATCGGCTGGCGTGTACAGCAACACCTGCTCCAAATGACTATATGGAGCTTGGCAATCATGCGGAGTTCCTCGGTATTATGAGCCGTAATGAGATGCTATCCATGTATTTCACGCACGATGGTAGTGATACCGCTAAATGGCGATTAAAAGGCCATGCAGAGAATACCTTTTGGGAGTGGATGGCGTCATGGGCAGTAGTGCTAGATAATCCGGCATCCCTGGGTTATGAAGATGATGGTTACGAATTGCCTGATTTACACGTACATGAAATTGTTGTTGATAAAACAGGTGAGGATGTCCCTACTTTATCCTTACTGGAACGCCGCAGGGCTCGCAAAGCATCTCTTGAATCAAGATGTAGAGCAGCAGCTGATTTAGTCAATGCATCTAATGAGCAATGGCTAGTGTGGTGCGACCTTAATGATGAATCGACCACTTTGAAAGAAATGATTGATCTCGCAGAGGATGTCAAAGGTAGTGATAAGGCAACTCGAAAACAGGGCATGATGTTAGGTTTTGGTTCTGGATTCCTAAAATGTTTGGTAACAAAGCCAAGTATCGCCGGATTCGGAATGAACTGGCAAAACTGCCACAATATGATATTTGTTGGGCTATCCGATAGTTATGAACAGTATTATCAAGCACTTCGCCGATGCTGGCGATTTGGCCAGAAGCATGAGGTGAACGCATATATCGTAATCTCCGAAAAGGAGGGCGCGGTTAAAGCAAACATCGAACGTAAGGAAGCGGATGCTATAAAAATGAGGGACGCTATGATTGCGCTTACTCGTGACGCTGTTCGTACTGAATTATCTAAAACTAGACGGGAATCAACGGAATACAATCCGTGTGTGCCGATGGTGTTACCTAACTGGGCAGAAATGAGGGCTGTTATATGACTAAAGTTTACGTAAGCCATCCATTCGGAGGGCTGGCTAAAAACAAAAAGAATGCTGACTCTGTATTAAAGTGGCTGCAGGACGATATGGGTGTATTTCCGATAAAGGAACCTTTTGGCAGTGATACGCATAATATATTCCTATCACCTATACATATGTTTGGGCATTTATATAACAAGGTTGATTATGATACCGGCATAGGCTGGTGTATTGACCTTCTAAGTGGTTGCGATGCAATCGTACTGTGCAACGGATGGGAGAACTCAACCGGGTGCAATTTGGAGCTAGCTTATGCTAAGGATCATAACATAAGAGTCCTCCACATCAATGAATTAAAAGCAGCTAAATCAATTAGATTAGCCGTTGATGCAGGCATGAATAAAGGAGTAGCCGCTTTTTTTGGATTTGCAATGCTGCATACGCTAAATAAGAAAGCAAAGGAGGACCTACAACGTGAACGTGCTAAATCAGTTAATTGAGTCCCGATTTGCAATTTATAACGGCGACTCAGTAGAAGTGCTGAAAGGGCTACCTGATGATAGCGTTCATTACTCTATATTTAGCCCTCCATTTAGTAGCTTGTATGTTTACTCTAATTCTGATAGGGATATGGGCAACTCATCTACTGATAGCGAGTTTTGGCAGCACTTCAAGTATTTAATTACTGAATTACATCGTGTAATAATGCCAGGGCGATTAGTATCGGTCCATTGTATGGATTTACCACTCACGAAATCCAGGGACGGTGTTATTGGAATGAAAGACTTTCCTGGTGACATTATTCGAGCCTTTCAGGATGCTGGATTCGTGATGCATTCCCGAGTCACGATTTGGAAAGACCCTCTCATTGAGGCTACTCGGACAAAGGCTCTAGGGCTTTTACATAAGCAAATTGTAAAAGATTCTGCCATGTGCCGTATGGGGGCGCCTGATTACATCGTAACGTTGCGTAAACCTGGCGACAATCCGGAGCCCATCGCGCATCCAGAAGGGTTTACACAGTTTTTCGGTCAAGAGGAACCTGAGGGCGTTAAAGGAATTGAACGACCAGCGCCGGATCCAGAGTTGTTTGATAAAAAGCAAAAATACAATACGGAGCCTATGTATAGCCACCAGGTATGGCGCCGATATGCTAATCCTGTATGGGCTGACATCCGCCAAACACATACGCTGAATTATAAAGCAGCTCGTGATAATAAGGACGAACGTCACATTTGTCCATTACAGCTAGATACTGTGGCTCGATGCATCGAATTGTGGAGTAATCCGAATGATATCGTACTTGATCCGTTTGCCGGTATCGGTACTGTACCAGTTATGGCACTTCGTATGGGTCGTAGGGCTTTAGGGTTTGAGTTAAAAGAATCGTATTACAACCAATCAATTATTAATATTCAGGAGGATTTAAACAATGATTAAAGTTGAAGTTCAAGGAGTTAATGTACTAGATGTATATAACCAGCTAAAAGCTGTGTTAAATCAATTCAGAAGTTTTGTAGATAACGACAGAGCAATGGATGATAAAGCCACTGGCATAGTAGATACAGTGGTATCCACAGTAGCAGCACCGTCCATGTGTGTATCTAATCTATCTCCGCAAGATGCAAATCAAGTTGTACCTACTACAACAGTAGCTGTGCAACCAAACTCCGTATCCATGACGGCACCTAATGCAGCTGTACAAGTTACTCCTACTCAAGTAGCCATTACAGCACCAACTGTCAACGTGGCAACTGATACCCCGGTACAAACAGTTACGGCACCTGTGCAAACACCTGTTACCGCTCCAGTATCTCAGGAAGTTAAGAAGTATACATTGCCTGAAATTCAAGCGGCGCTTGCACCATTACTTGACGCAGGGAAAGCTGTAGAATTGCAACAATTAATGGCACAATTCGGTGTTCAATACTTGGGTGAAGTACCTGAGGACAGATACCCTGAATTAGTAAATGCAATTAGAGGATTGGGGGCAAGAATCTAATGGCACCTCGATCACATGCATTATTAAACGCATCGGGGTCGCACCGCTGGCTGAATTGTACAGCCGCCCCTCTCCTAGAGGAGAACTTTCCCGATAGTACATCTGTGTATGCAAAGGAAGGAACCCTGGCACACGAACTGTGTGAGTTAAAACTACAGAAGTATACCACGGCCATGGCTAAATCCACATACACTCGCAAGTTCAACAAAATCAAAAAAGATGAGTTGTGGCAACCAGAAATGGACGATACCTCGGAAACATACCTTGAATATGTCAAAGGTGTTATGTTAGGTTGCGCAGCAACTCCAGTAGTAGCCATTGAAAAACGCGTTGACTTTAGCCGTTATGTACCCGATGGATTTGGCACGGCCGACTGTATCGTCCTATCCGGCGACACCTTGCACATCGTTGATTATAAGCACGGAAAAGGGGTAGTCGTTGATGCGGAACACAATCCGCAAATGATGTTATACGCCCTCGGTGCGATTGACGCATATAGATTACTATATATGTTCAATACAGTCAAAATGACTATCGTACAGCCCCGTGTTAATAACATCAGCGAATGGGAAATCCCTACGGCAGAACTACTGGAGTGGGGTAATACCTTCGTCAAACCTCGCGCAGATGAGGCTATGTCTGGTAACGGTAAATTTGAACCCGGTGACTGGTGCAGATTCTGCAGGGCAAAACAACAGTGCAAAGCCCGATATGATGCAAACGACTCATTGTACAGTGCGCTAGTTGCTAATCATGATCCTCGGCTTATCTCGATGACAGAACTCGGTGAATACCTTCGTCGGGGGAAAGACGTCGCTGCTTGGCTCGAAGATATGAAAGACTACGCACTCACTGAATCTCTTATTGGGGTGACAGTCCCTGGCTGGAAAGCCGTAGAGGGTCGTGGTAGTCGGGCATTTCAAGACACCGATGCTGCTATTGATACTTTAATTAAAGCTGGCATCGATGAAAGCATTCTGTATGAACGTAAGACATTAACATTGGCACAGATGGAAAAGACCATCGGTAAAACCCAATTTAATGATATGGTAGGCGACATGATAGTTAAGAAAGCAGGCAAGCCTACCCTAGTTGAGGAATCCGATAAGCGCCCTCGGATTACCAATCAACCTACTGCGGCGCAAATATTTAATATATCTAATGATAATAATGGAGGTAATTAATTATGTCATTCGTTCCACAACCAACTGAAGTATTATTGCAAAATGTTCGTGTATCCTATTGTCACCTATTAGAACCTTGGGCTAATTCCACACAGCCTGGTGCTAAACCTAGATATTCAGCTACTATTCTATTACCTAAAACTGATGTAGCTCAACACCAAGCTCTCATGAATGCTATCGAAGCTGCTATCCAATCAGCTCGTACTAAATTCGGCGCACGTGTTCCGGCACAGCCAAAAGTACCAATTCATGACGGTGATGGATACACACAATCCGGGAAGGAGTTTGGTCCTGAATGTAAAGGTCATTGGGTATTTACAGCAGCGCAAGATGCTAGCTATAAAGTTGAAGTAGTAGATCTTCAAGGTAACCCTCTTACAAATCCTACGCAAGTATACTCCGGCATGTATGTCAATGTACTCGTTCGATTCTTCTTCTACTCCAATCAATCCACTGGTATCGGATGTGGTTTGGGCCCGGTTCAAAAAGTACGCGATGGTGAAGCATTGGGCAGCATGCCTGTTGCAGCATCCTCTGTATTTGGTGCACCTCAAGGTAGTGCGGCTAATGTTTATACCGGTGCTCCAGTAGCAGCAGGTCAACCTGTGCAACAACAAGCAGCTCAACAGGGTTATGTACAACCGGCATATGCTACGACACCTCAGCAATCTGTACAACAAGCTCCTGTAGGGATTAACCCTGTAACTGGTCAACCTTACTAATAGGTGCCTGATATGAGGCATCTAAGTATTGATATAGAAACATATTCATCGACCGATATCTCATTCGGAGTGTACAAATATACTGAATCGCCTGATTTCACCATATTACTATTTGCGTATTCCTACGACTTTGGTCCTGTTGAAGTTGTAGATTTAGCGCAGGGAGGAGTAATTCCTGACAATGTAATTCGTGATTTATTAAACCCAGATGTAATCAAGCACGCTTACAATGCACAATTTGAAATTACGTGTCTAAATCGTGCAGGGTTACTCACATCTGTTGATCAGTGGCAGTGTACGATGATTCACGGTGCCTACTTGGGATATCCTATGGGCCTAGCATTACTCGGCAAGGCCCTGGGGTTACCTCAGGATAAGAAAAAGGACACATCAGGGAAAGCACTTATCAAGTACTTTTGTACACCGTGTAAGCCTACCAAACGAAATGGTGGCCGTACACGTAATCTACCTAGACACGATACGGATAAATGGAATGCTTTTATCGAGTACAACCGCCAGGACGTTGTGACTGAGATGGAATGTTATCACAGATTAGCCTCATTCCCTGTGCCTGATGATACGTGGAAAGATTGGTATCTTGATATCCAAATCAATAGTAGAGGGGTGCGCATCGACCATGAATTGGTTGAGGGTGCACTATACATTGATGAGGAAAATCGAGAAATGTTGATGAATGAGGCTTACCAAATCACGGGGCTTAGCAACCCTAATAGCCGAAACCAATTGCTTGATTGGCTAAACAATAATACTAATGTCAGTCTTGAGAAGTTAACTAAGGACACTGTGGCTGATGCTCTGATGGATGCTGATGACGTTGCCGCAAAAGTGCTTATGATTCGTAAAAAGCTAGCTAAGTCATCGGTATCTAAATATACGATGACTGATAGTGCTATGGGCGCTGATCTTCGTCTCAGAGGAACATTGCAATTCTATGGTGCTAACCGTACCGGACGCTGGGCGGGCCGTCTTATCCAGGTGCAGAACCTGCCAAGAAATTACATCGAGAACCTCGACACGGCTCGGCATCTCGTTAAAACCAAAAACCGTCAAGGGTTAGAACTTCTATACGGCGATGTATCGGATACGCTATCTCAATTAATTCGCACCTCAATTATTGCTGAAAAGGACAATACATTATGTGTGGCAGACTTCTCGGCCATTGAGGCTCGTGTTATCGCCTGGTTATCGGGAGAAAATTGGCGGCAGCGAGTATTCGCTGAGGGCGGAGACATATACTGTGCTTCTGCATCATCGATGTTTGGTGTTCCTGTTGTTAAGCATGGCGAGAATGGGCATCTTAGACAAAAGGGCAAAGTCGCTGAATTGGCACTTGGCTATCAAGGCGGAGTGAATGCATTAAAAGCCATGGGAGCTCTTGATATGGGACTCCATGAGGAGGAATTACCTGAAATCGTAAATTTATGGCGCAACGCATCGCCTAGAATACGAGATTTGTGGTATGCCGTTGAGAATGCGGCCGTGTACACCGTTACTACCGGGAATCCTATAGGCCTTGACCACGGCATTATGTTCCGTTTGGAAATTGATCCAATATACGGTTACCGTTATTTGACGATTGAGTTACCGAGTGGACGTAAACTATTTTATCCTAGCCCAAGCATTAAGCAGAATGCGTTCGGTAAGGATGCTGTACATTTTAAGACTAAAGTAAACGCTGCATGGGCTACTGAAAGCACCTATGGAGGCAAATTAGTCGAAAACATCACACAAGCAGTCGCTCGCGATTGTTTAGCGTTAACGTTACGCCGATTGGAGAATGCAGGATATCAAATTATCATGCACATACATGATGAAGCTGTACTTGAAATCAACAAGGAGAATGCAGAATCTACGTTAAATGATGTTAACGCTATATTCTCAATTGACATACCTTGGGCAGATGGACTGCTATTATCATCAGCGGGTTTTACTAACAGCTATTATATGAAAGATTAGGAGGGGATACACTTGCAAAACGATAAACTGATTACCATCAGTATCGGTGCGAGTCGCACATCAAAGCAATGGACCCGTACGGAGATGATGTGGTCCGAGTTTTGTGAACGCCTCAAAATCCCCGTTCGTACAACAGAAACCGTGGACGAATACCACAGATTGCCAAAATCCGAGAAAAGCAAGCTAAAGGACATAGGCGGCTTTGTTGGTGGTACTTTAAACGGTCTACAACGTAAAGCTATTAACGTGTCTGGGCGTGATTTGATTACTCTTGATATGGATGCCATATCGCCTGGGGAAACTGAGAATGTCGCTCGCACGATTGACAGCCTAGGCATGGCTTATGTCATCTACTCAACCCGTTCTCATACGGTGCATCGTCCACGGTTACGTGTTATTGTCCCTACTGATAGAACGATGACACCTGATGAGTATGAGCCTATTGCTCGTAAGCTGGCGGAGCTCATCGGCATTGGTATGATGGATGGAACTACGTTCGAAGCTTCTCGGCTCATGTATTGGCCATCATGCCCGAACGATGCGCAATATGTATATTACGTAGGCGATAAGGCATTCTTATCTGCTGACGGTATGCTCGGCCAATACACTGATTGGCGAGATGTGCGTTCTTGGCCACAAGTACCAGGTAAGGAAGCATCTCAGCATGAAAAGCAGCTACTTGCAAAGCAAGCTGATCCGAGAGAAAAACCAGGTATCGTAGGTGCCTTTTGTCGAATATATGGTATCCGTGAGGCGATTGATAAATTCATACCTCATGCATATGTCGATGTTGACGGCAGCGAGGACCGCTTAACGTTTGTTACTGGCTCAACGGTAGCCGGGGCGGTTATCTATGATGACGATACATTTCTGTTCAGTCACCATAATACTGACCCGTGCAGTGGTCAATTGGTTAATGCCTTTGACCTTATCCGGCTGCATAAGTTCCACAGCTTAGACGAGACGGCTAAGGATGGGACACCTGGGCACAAACTGCCATCTTACATGGCTATGTCTAAACTAGCTATGCAAGATACGGTAGTCGTTAATGAACTCAACATGGCTCGCGCCCGAGAATCGGCATCAAATGTATTTGCTGATATTATTACGGATGTATCGGCTCACGCTGAGACATCCGACCTCGACCCTAATGCGTTAACGAACGTCGACTGGATGAAAAGTTCGACTTTAAAGTACGACGAGAATGGTCGACCTAAGAACACGCTAGATAACATGCTTAAAATCATGCACCATGATCCGGCGCTTGTCGGTAGACTTGCCTATGATAGATTTGGTTCGAGATACGTGGCAAAAGGAGCCCTACCATGGAACCCAACACCAGGACTTCGCATATGGACAGACGCAGATGATGCGGGCTTACGGTGGTACCTAGAAAATAAATATGATATCACCGGCAAAGATAAAATCATGGATGCCCTCATTATGTGTGCTGAGCAAAATGGATTTAATGAAGTACTAGATTACCTTAACGGGTTATCCTGGGACGGCATCGCCCGATTAGATACCATATTCATCGACTACTTAGGGGCTGAGGATAATGTATATATCCGTGCAGCCGCTAGAAAGTCATTTACGGCGGCAGTAGCGCGAGCGTTTGAGCCTGGATGTAAGTATGACACGATGCCAATTCTTATCGGCGGTCAAGGTATCGGTAAAAGTACTCTTATCCGCACGATGGGCAAGAAGTGGTACGCTGATGGCTTAAATACCTTTGAGGGTAAAGAAGCTGCAGAAGGCATTCAAGGTAAATGGATTATAGAAGCTGGTGAAATGGCTGGGTATTCGAGGGCTGAAGAAAATGCATCTAAGCAATTCCTAAGTCGTCAAGTAGATGTATTTCGTCAAGCCTATGGCCGACGTACACAAGAGTATCCACGGCAGTGTGTATTCTTTGGTAGTACGAATCAATATGAATTCCTAAAAGATATTACAGGTAATCGCCGATTTTGGCCTATTGATCTTGAGATGACGACTCCACGAAAGAATATATTCGTTAATCTTCCGGGGGAAGTAGACCAGTTATGGGCGGAGGCTTTGTATCGGTATAAAAGCGGGGAAAGCCTCATTATCGAGGATGACCCGAACGTACTAAAACTGGCTAATGCGGCTAGAGAGGCGCACATGGAATCAAATACCAAAGCAGGACTGATTAATGAGTTTTTATTAATCAAAGTGCCTTTAAATTGGAATGTGATGAGTCGGAGCGCCAGGAGGACGTATCTTAGCATGAATGCTAAGCCTGCCGAGGGTCAAGAGTTAGTATATCGTGACCGTATTTGTGCGGCAGAGGTATGGTGGGAATGTTTCGGTAACGACCCAAGTCGCATGAAGAAGATTGAGACCAGGGAAATTAATCAAATACTGGCGGACTCCCCATATACAATGGGCGGAAGTCAGTTGATGAGATTTGGTGAATATGGGCATCAAAGAGGGTTCAGAATCAACGAGTCAAAACTGAAATTATAGTGTTAACATTCTCAATTAAGCGTTAACATTCTCAGTATTTTTGTTAACATTAGAATGTTAACGAATTCGGAGAATGTTAACGTACTATGTTAACGCATAAAGTCAGTATTTATCTATATTCATATAGGTTGGTTAACATTGTTAACATTATATACTGGTAAATATCAAAACAAAGAGTTTTAAGAAAAAATACGCCCTTTACAGCCTTAATTTGAACCCTCATATACGCGTATGTAAACATGTTAACGTTTAAAAAATTCAGAGGTGAGAAATGTTAGAAAAGGATATCGAGAGAAAATTAGTTGCAGGCGTCAAACGCGCGGGAGGTAAAGCGTATAAGTTTGTATCCCCTGGTAATGTCGGTGTGCCTGATCGTATCGTCATATGGCCGAACGGCGTTATTCATTTCGTAGAGTTGAAGACGTCCAAAGGCGTACTTTCGCGGTTGCAGGGTGTCCAAGCCCGTGAACTTCAAAAGCTAAATCAAAAAGTATTTGTGTTAAAAGGTGATGATGCCGTGTCTGGTTATCTGGAACAATTCACAGAAGAATTCGGGGTGAAATCGTAATGCAGTTTAATCCGCATGCGTATCAACGATATTGTATCGACAAGACCGTTAATCAAGATAAGATAGGGTTATTCCTGGATATGGGTTTAGGGAAAACGATTATCACGTTATCAGCCATATACGAATTGAAGTACTCTAGATTTGCCATCCGTAAAGTGCTAATCATAGCGCCTAAGAAAGTAGCGGAGGCTACATGGCAACGAGAAGCGCGAAAATGGGACGGTGTAGGTATATTAAGGATATCTACTGTATTAGGCAGCTTGAAAAAGCGTATTAAGGCTTTAAACACACCTGCTGACATTTACATCATCAATCGAGAGAATGTAACGTGGTTAGTTGATTACTACAAGAATGCATGGCCGTTTGACATGGTAGTTGTGGATGAATCTAGTTCCTTTAAAAATCACACAGCTAAGCGTTTTAAATCATTAGCCTATATGCATAACCATATCAAGCGCATGGTGTTGTTAACAGGTACGCCAGCCCCTAACGGATTAATCGACCTATGGGCGCAAGTGTATTTATTAGACCGCGGCGAGTCATTAGGGAAAACGTATACAGGATTTAGAGATTACTATTTCGAGCCCGATCAGAGGTCACGCGAAATGGTGTACTCATATAAACCTAAATCCGATTCAAATGACAGCATTATGACGGCAATATCTGGGTTATGCATATCCATGAAAGCAAGTGACTATTTGGAGCTACCTCCAGTAATCAACGATATTAAATATGTGCAGTTAGATTCAAAAGCAAAAAAAGCCTATGACGATATGGAACGCACATCTGTATTAGAGTTGATTGAAGCTGACGAAGATATCACAGCTTTGAGTGCAGCAGCATTATCCACAAAGCTACAACAGTTAGCGAACGGTGCTGTATATGATGGCGACAGAAACGTTCACGAGATACATGGTTGTAAAATTGAGGCATTTATGGAACTCGTAGAACAGTTAAACGGAAAGCCTGCATTAGTGTTTTACAACTTTAAACATGACTGTGAACGGTTAAAAGCAGCATTAGCTAAGACTAAATTACGAGTCTGTGAGTTAAAGGGTGCCGATGATGAGATAGCGTGGAATGCTGGAGAGATTGATATTCTATTAGCACATCCGGCTAGTACGGCATACGGGCTTAACTTACAGGACGGTGGTAACCACGTAATATGGTTCGGGTTAAACTGGAGTCTTGAGTTATATCAACAAGCTAATAAGCGGTTACATCGTCAAGGTCAAATGGAGAAGGTAATTATCCATCATCTAATATGTGAGGGGACTCGTGACGAGGATATGATGGATGCACTAGCCCAAAAAGACCGAGCACAGGAATATGTGCTGCAAAGCCTAAAAGCAAGAATCGATAAATACAGAAAGGATGATTAATATGGATCAATTTATAATAGCAGGATTAATCGGAGTCATCGTAGTAATAGTGTGTTACGCGACTAATCAAGTTATAGATGTCATTGATAATCTAAAACCCAAGACAGTATATGAGCTAACCCCAGGTAGATTGTATGAGAGACCTAATAGACCCCCGCCACCACCTATTAATTTATCAGCTAATGAAACTTTAAAACGTTTGGCAGCTAACGAAAATCTAAAACGATTACAGAATGTATCGAATCAATCAGGATTAACAATAGAGAAAGTTATAGCAGATAAATCTCCTAATCGCATAATTAATCAATGCGATGATATAAACCACCCAAGCCATTATACACAAGGAGATATTGAGGTTATCGATTACATTGAAGACAAGAAACTAGGGTATCGATTGGGTAATGTAGTGAAGTATGTATCCCGAGCTGGTCATAAGGACGATGCTATTAAGGATTTGAAAAAAGCCCGATGGTATCTAAATCGGGAAATTGCAAAGAGGGAAGAGCATGACAAAAGTCGAGCGACTACTAATTAACAAAGGGCACTATCTAGATGACACGTATCATCTTGTCATGGATATAGTTAAGGTTGTAGATAATCTCAAGGATAATGTTGCCGAGAGATTAGATGATGACCTGAGTGATGATGCGTACGCCATGTGTGAGGAGATGTTCACTGCTGTCGAGCAATGCAAAGCGGATATGGTAGAAGCCATCGAGGATATTGTCGAACGTATGGAGGTAAAGGATGGAAAAGCGTAGGAGTAGGGCAGATGTGATTATAGGTGCCATACAGTCAGATTTAAGTCTTGCCATCATGCGAGCCCGTAATAGGCAACTGAGATCATCTATGCCAGGTGATAGGGTTCGTGAAAGCGGATACATTGACGGATTACTACGAGCACAGATGATTATCAGTAAATATGGGGACTATCGCATATGATGGATATAGAAGAACTACAAGCTGTCCGCCATACTGAGCAGCGAATGCGTGCGTTAGAGATTCAGCTAGGTGCGATTAACCGAGATTTACATTCAGAGGCCATACAGATGTGTGAATCAGGAGATGCTATGCCACGAATCAGTAAGCACTTACAAGAATGTAGGGAGGAGCTGAACAGAGAATGGGATGAATTGATTGATTCTCGAAACAAGGTCAAGCAAGTCATCAACCAAATAACTGACGGACAATACAGAGATGTACTGAATCTCAGATACATTAATGCATTGCCATGGGAGCAGATAGCTGTCGAACTAGGGTATTCGTGGCGACAAGTTCATAGACTTCACAAGAAAGCAATAGCTGAATTTGAAAAGATGGCATAGAATGGCACACTCTTAATTTAATATAATGTAAATGTAGTAGATAGCAGGCAGTGTCTGGCCCGCACAATATGTCTGCCTGCTGCACTGCCCCGGGGTAGACCTTACTTAGTTGAGGTCTACCCTTTTTCTTATTGAGTATTAATGATAATTCCTAATTGAGAAAATGAAAATTTGGAAAAGGTACTCCGCGGGCGAAAAATGGCCGCTGGTCGCCCCCGCGCGATGGTCCTCTCTCTGTGAGAAAAATTTTCCTGTTGAATGTAGAAAGACGAATTTAGAAAGGAGTACACCTATGGCGGACACAAAACCAAGAGTGAAATTTGATGCTGCGGGCAATCTGCTCGTATCAAGCACTCAACTATGTGACCTCTTGCGGGTCACTCCGGAAATTATTTCTCGACATCATAAAGCAGGAATGCCTAAAGCATCTGTAGGTTGGTGGAATCTCCGGGAAGTCCTCGTATATTTAGGGCAGGCAAAAGGCGATAACGCTAAAAGCAAATCCGCATCAACTCGTAAGTTAGAAGCCGAAGCAGATTATAAAGAGGCAAAGGCTGCGCGTGAAAAGAAAATGCTAGATGTGCTAAATGGCGAATATGTTCCTCGTGCCGATGTGGCCCAGGCATGGGCTAACCGAGTATTGGAGATGAAGACATCATTTACCAAATTAGGTAAGCGTATCGGAAGTGAGTTCACGGATCCTGAAGAACGTGCTCGTGTAGAAAAGGTGGTGAATGGCCTTGTCGAAGAATACCTCGAAAGCTACGCACGCGAAGGCGAGTACACGCCGAAAGTCAAAGCCACGGGAAAAGGTAAGTCCAAAGGTTGACTGGTTCCCTGAGGAATTAGAGGCATTCAAGCCACCTGAAAGATACACCGTTTCAGAATGGGCAGATAAGTACAGGGTACTGACTAATATATCTGCCGAACCTGGGCGCTGGCGTACAGCACGGACACCTTATCTCAAGGAGCCTATGGACAAATTCACAGACCCTCTCATTGAAAGCATCTCGTTATGTTTCGGAGCGCAGATTGGTAAGACGGAAGCTGAGCTTAATATGATTGGATATGCGTTACACCAAACTGCATCACCAGTTATGATGGTTTATCCGACGGATACTATTGCAAAATTTGCTAGCGATAAACGTGTGCAACCGATGATCAGGAGCGTAGAACCATTGGCAGATATGTATGACGAAGGCAGTAAGCTGCTGGAGTTAGACTTCGTTAATGGAAACTACATGGTGCTTGTTGGTGCGAATTCACCAAGCAGCTTATCAAGTCGGTCAATTAAGTACTTATTCTTCGATGAAATTGATAAGTATCCAGCTTTCTCCGGTAAGGAAGCGAATCCGATTAAGCTGGCTGAGGAACGTACCAAGACATTCGTTGATAAGAAGATTGTAAGAGTGTCAACTCCTACGATTGAAAGTGGCAATATTTGGCAGTCCTATATGGACGCAAATGAACGTAAGCAGTATTACGTGCCATGTCCGCATTGCGGGGTGTCGCAGACCCTCAAATTCAAACAGATAAAATGGCCGGAGGAACACCATGGCAATGCGGATATGATACGTGATACCGCATATTATGAGTGCGAACATTGTAAGCAACGTATTGATGATAAGCACAAGATGGATATGCTCCGGCAAGGTGAATGGCGTGCGGTGAATGAATCACAAGTCCGAGTTGTCCGCTCGGTTGCCTATCATATGTCATCCCTTTACTCTCCATGGGTTACCTTTGGCGATGTGGCATATGAGTTTGTTAAATCAAAGGATAAGCCAAGTGAGTTGATGAATTTTATCAACTCTGGATTAGCGGAGCCGTGGAAATCTGCGAAAACTAAAAGCACGCAGAACCTCGTGTTTACGCAATCGGAAGTTCCTCGAGGTATTGTGCCACAGCATGCACCACTACTTATCGCATCTGTCGATGTGCAGCAAGATCATTTCTGGTGGGAGGTTAGAGCCTACGCCCATGGTGTATCAAGCTACTTAGTCGATTATGGTCAAGCAAGTAGTTGGGCAGACTTAACCGAGATACTCATCGATAGAGAATATCCATCAGAGTATGGTGAGGCCCGTAAGATTGTGAGGGCCGGTATCGATAGTGGCTACCGAACAGATGAAGTATATCAGTACTGTGCGCAGTACCCAGAAGTATGCGTACCAGTTAAAGGTGATTCTTCGCACAGTCCTCTAGCGCCGCCTTATAAGATGAGCAGCATCGAGAAGGGCGTCATCGGAGGCATGAAGCTGTACGTAGTGAATACCGATTACTGGAAGGACTTTATATTTGCACGTATGGTACGTCCGGCTAATGAGCCTGGCACAATCCATTTATTTAAGGATTGCCCGGAGGAATATTCGGAACACCTCCGGTCGGAGGAAAAGCAAGAAATCCGAAATGTAAAGACCGGAGCAGTTACAGTGCAATGGAAACCATTAACCAGTCATCCAACAAATCACTTGTTGGATACGTGTGTATACAACGCCATGGTGGCGGACTCGGTAGGTGTTAAATACTTACCCGAATATAATCTGGATACCGATGAGGAGGACGAGGATACGGATGATGAAGACTTTAATGCAGATAGCCGAGGTTGGTTTAGCTAAGAAGGAGGTGAGACCATGAGCGCAAGAGAAGACTTGGAGCGTATTCGAACGATAATCGAGGAAATCGAGACGAACGGATACGCCGAGATGTCTGTAAGTGGTAAGCGATTTAAGACGCATGACCTGCCGACATTATATGCTCGTGAACGTGAGTTAATGGCTCGCGTTGATGATGAGGAATGTAATAGCACGACATCCTACGTGTCATGGGAGCGACGATGAACATACTCGATAAGGTAATAGCTTATTTCAATCCAGAACGAGCTGCCCGTAGAGCATATTTCCGTAGTTCGCTTGAACGTGGATATGATGCGGCGTCAACAGACCGATTGAGTGGCGACTGGATGCCAGTATTTGGTACAGCTGAACAAGTAGCATCAGGTCAACGTGATTTGATCCGAGGTCGTGCACGTGCAGCAGAACTTAATAGTGACCTTGCTGAAAGTGTTGTATTGGCATTACTACGGAATGTAGTAGGTACAGGAATAAAGCCACAGTGCAAAATCAAGACCCGCGCAGGAAAGCTGAATGAAAGACTCAATAAGAAAATTGAGGAAGCTTGGGCGGACTGGGTGGATAAGGAGAATGCGGATATCCGAGGGATATCTACGTTTTATGAGTTGCAAGAAATGGCTCTGCGCCGAATGGTCTATGATGGGGAAATCCTAGTTAATATGACCTCCGAAGGCGCAGATATACCACTATCATTACAGCTTATCGAGGGCGAGAATATCGGAGCCGTATCGGTAAGCGAGAATGGCAACAGTATTGTTAATGGCGTGGAAGTTAATAAATACGGAAGACCAATAGCATATCACGTATTCCAAACAGATCCATTAGGAATACGGTCATTTAATGATGCACGATTACCAAGTAATAGGGCTTTCCTGTTACATAAGCCTCGTAGACCTAGTGAACTGCGCGGGGTTAGTATGTTAGCCCTTGTATTAAAGCGCATTCACGACGTGGATGAATACATGGATGCCGACCTTATAGCGGCTCGTGTAGCCGCATGTTTCGGCGCGTTCGTAACAAGTAATACTGGGGGTAACCCGATGGTTGCGAATAAGATTGATAGTAAAGGCAAGAAAGTTCGTTCAATGGCGCCAGGGATTATCCAACATCTACGTGCAGGTGAATCAATTTCATTTGCGGAACCTAAGCGAAATGCAGGAACCGCATCAGAATACTCAGCGACACAAACAAGACGCATAGCGTCAGGTATGGGTCTAAGCGCGGACATAGTGACGCGCAATATTAGTGGTAACTTCTCCGCAGCTCGGCAGAATATGCTGGAAGACCAGCAATCATTCAAGCAGATGCAGCGTTTTATAATTGAGCATTTTTGCATGCCTGTATGGCAGGCTTTCATTGAAGCATGCTACCTAAAGGGAATTATCCCGGCCAATGACTATGCGGCAAACCCAAAACTTTATAAGAAAGTAGCGTGGTTAGCTCCAGGCTGGTCTTGGATTGACCCTGTTAAGGAAGTTAATGCTAATAAGGAAGCTATTAAGGCAGGACTTACAACGCTCGAAGACGTATGCAGTGCATCAGGCAAGGACTGGGAAGAAGTACTTGAACAGCGGAAGCTGGAACAAGACCGCATTAAGGAATTGGGTGTTGCCCTTGATATGAATGGGGACATAACGAATCTAGCGGATGATAATGCCACTGATATGAAAGGAGATGATAGCTAGTGGGGAAATTTGCAAAGCAGCTCTTAGGTAAATATGCCCGAGAGGCGCAAATTACAAATATCGAAGCGAACGATGATCGTACCGTCGAATTGTCCTTTTCCTCTGAAGAGCCATATGAAAGATGGTTCGGAACAGAGATATTGTGTCATGACGATGGATGCATTAACCTAGACCGCTTTAATAGTGGTTTGGGTACGGTGTTATTCAATCACGACCGTGATACTGTAGTCGGACACATCGAGAATGTGTGGATTGAAGACAATCGTGGCAAAGCGATTGTTCGATTCGATGAAGACGATGAATCCGAAAAGATTTATCAAAAAGTGTTAAAAGGCACGCTACAGGGCGTGAGTGTCGGATATTCCATAAGCCGATATGAGGAATTAATTGATTCCGATTCTAAAAGCTCTAATGGTCGATTTACAGGCCCGGCATACGTAATTACAGACTGGGAGCCGTTGGAAATTAGTATTGTGTCCGTCCCTGCAGATCCAAGTGTAGGGGTAGGCAGAAGTGTAGATGATAATGAGGAGGAACCTATGAAAGGTGATGCAAAAGCAAAAGGCACTGAGCAAAACGTGCCACAAGTAGTACCGGAAGTACCAGAGTCCGGAGTTAAAGGTTTTAATGCGGATGACGCTAAAAAATTGATTGCGGCAGAACGTGAACGTGTATCCACAATCACTAGCCTATGCCGTGATTTCGATGTTGACGGTGTAGATGAATTCATCAAATCCGGCAAATCTGTTGCCGAAGTTCGTGAGGCAGTAATGGATGCGTTGCGTGAACGCAATAAACCAGTATCCGTTAAAGTTGGTGAAGCAGATTCTGATAAGTTCCGCATGGCTATGCAGGACGCTTTGATGATGTCTGTGGGTATCCCAGTCGCAAATCCTGCACCAGGTGCAAATGAACTCCGTTCTATGTCCTTAATGGAATTAGCACGTGAGTCTATGGTTCGTGAAGGTCTAACTGCTAATTACTCCGATCGATTTGAATTAGCTCGTGAAGCTATCAACTCCACATCCTCTTTCCCAATCGCGTTGTCTAATGTAGCAAGTAAGGCCTTGATGCAAGGTTATGAAACAGCACCATCTACATTTGCAACTTGGGCGGGGAAAGGTAGTAATCGTGACTTCAAACCAGCAAAACGTTTTTTACTTTCCGAAGCAGCTGAATTGAAACTTGTCCCTGAGGGCGGACAATTCAAGGATTCCCAAATGAGCGAAGCAGGTACGAATGTTAGTGTATTGACATTCGGACGTACGTTCAGCTTAACACGACAAGCTATTATTAATGACGATTTGGGTGTATTTAACGATATTTCTTCTAAATTTGGTCGTGCAGCAAAAAATAAAATCAATAACATGGTATATGACCTTTTAAGCGGCAATACTGTGTTAGAAGACGGAAAGGCCTTGTTTAGTGCAGACCGTAAGAACTTGGCAACTGCAGGCTCCGAATTAAGTGTTGTATCTTTAGCTGCAGGTGTAGCAGCTATGCGTCGTCAAAAACATATTGGTGAAAATCGCAATTTGAATATCTCACCTACATATTTGATTGTTCCACCTGAGCTCGAAGCATTAGCATATCAAGTAGTTAAATCTGTAGTAGACCCTGCTCGTAGCAATGATACAGTCAACCCATTCAGTGGTCGATTCACTATCGTTGTAGATGCAGCATTAACGGATCCGCATGCTTGGTATTTGGCATCCCGTCCTACAGATGTTCAAACTATCGAAGTAACGTACTTAAATGGCATTGAAACACCTCGTTTAGAAACGCAAACAGGCTTCAAGGTTGACGGCATCGAGTACAAAGTAGCAATCGATTGCAACGCAACAGCAATTGACTTCCGCGGCTTGTACAAAAATCCTGGTAAATAATTAGTAACTGATTAGGAGGTAAATAGATATGGCTAAATTCATTCAAGAACTAGACCGCGTCGATTTTAAAAATACAACGACCGAAATGATTGAAGTAGGGGACATCGTTCCTATCGGTAAAATGCACGGTGTGGCAATTACAAACATTGGTCCTAATTCAATCGGTGCAGTTAAGGTAACTGGCTGTTTTGAAGTAGCGGCATTAACATCCGATTCTTTTGCAGTAGGTGATACTGTGTATTTCGACAAAGATCAAAAGCGAGCATCTAAGACGGACACTAACCCAGTATTAGGCGTGGCTCTTACAGAAAAACGCCCAGGTACTACAGTATTGGAAGTCGCTCTTGTGCCAAATGTAGAAAAGTAATGTAAAGGCGGGCATATGCCCGCCTACTCCATAGGAGGTAATGCACTATGAAATTAGCATATAGGCCTAATGCACTGCTTTCTGTATTTGGTGAGCGAATTACCTACAAAGGCCAAGTTATCAAAGCTATCGTGGAGATTGGCGAATATGATGGCAAAGGTTCCGGATTTGTCGATAAAGCACTAGCTGATAAGGCTCAGATTTGGGTGCGTGCTAAGGATGTTCCTGAACCACGATCAAAAGACGAAGTGTATATCAATGGTGAGAAATGGTACGTTGATCACATTTCTAACTTTGACGGTACGATGTATTGCCTTGAAATCGTGCATAACGTGAGGGCGGTGAGACCGTAATGAGTAATGAGCCTATTACGATTACAGACACAGCTACGCCGTATCTGAATTTCATCGCGGAAACCAAACCAGACTGGATGCGTAAGGCATTAAAGTCAACAGGATGGATGATGCAAAAAGAAATAAAGCAGGGCATCCGGTCGGGTGCACCAGGTGGACGTAGATATCCTAACTTCATGGCACCGGCTCGCAGGGCGGCATTTGAGTCAGCATTTGGTGCGAAACTTCGGAAAGCTTATCAAAGCGGAGGACGGGCAGAACGGGAAGCCTGGGGCTCGAAATCGCGAAATGCCTTACTCGATATGGGTATTAGCGCCAGGACAATCGGCTACAGTCCTCTCGGTAAGCTATCGAATGCAGTCGGATATCAATATGACAAGGGCAAGCAATCCGTCCGAGTTGGGTGGTTATCAAATTCGGCTAAACGGTTAGGTGAACGTATCGAGGAAGGATACACCAAGCAGATTACGGAGCCTATGCGTAAGAAGTTATTTGCTGCAGGTGTACCGTTACCGAAGGGAAAATCGATGTTCAAAATTCAGCCGCGTCATACTTATGGTCCTATGAAAGCAGCGTTACAGCCTAAGCTTAAACCTTATATCGAGGATAAGATAGGCGACTACGCTATATATGGACCGGCAGCACAATCTGCATCTCGACGTAACTACAAGGTAAGGTGATTTGATGCAACAGACAATTCAACTGTCGCGCATCGTTGAGCGATGGGCTGAGGCCTTAGCGAATGATGAGGCGTTGACTAAATTTTGTAATGACAAATACGGGAAGCCGGTGCAACTGTATGTCGGATATGATGACGTCGAAGCACCGCTTGAAGAAGATTGCCCTTGCATCATATTACTACCGAGTAATAAGAACGAAGGGCTTGCTGATACCTACACATACTCGTTAATGATTGTATGGGGTATCGTCCATGAAGGTACAACTCGGATTAAGAATATTATTCGGTATGATGGAGCGCTAGAATCAGATAACCTAGGGCAGTTAATCATTGAGTGCATTTGTAAGGTGAATCCGGCGTTTCCGGTAATCGGCATTGATTATGAATTAGACTCAATGAATTGGCGCCCAGTATTCACTGGACGTTTAACAGCTACTATAGAAATCCCGCATGTAATCGGTGGGAATATTGAATATTAAAGGAGGAAATGCATATGGCAACAGCAAAACGTGCACAGGGCTCTCAGTCCCATGTGGCGATTGCGTTTGAGGCGGATTTTGGTACAACGCCAACCACTGGCGGTGTAATCACTCCGATTATTTCTAGCTCTGTAAAAGCTAGTCAAAATTTAAACGACTCCACAGTAATCCGTGGCGATCGTAATCCCGCAGCGCCATTCCGTGGCAACATTGACACGTCCGGTAGTTTAACCGTGCCCGTTGGTGTAATCGACATCGGATATTGGCTAAAAGCTGCATTCGGTCAACCGACTTCTAATACAACTGGCCAAGCACCAAATAAGAAGTCTGAGCACGTATTTAAAATCGGCAATACGATGCCGTCGTTAACTATTGAACAGGGCTATCCTGATGTTAACGTGTTCCAACAATTCGCTGGTGTGCGAGTTAGTAAATTAGGCTTTAAATTTGGCGGTGATGCTGAATTAACTGCATCTGTGGATGTAATGGGCTGTAAGGAAACATTAGCGGCCACTACATTTGACGCCGCAGCAAAAGCAGTTAATTTCCTACCATTCCAAAATCTAAACGCAACAATTAAAGAAGGCGGCGTTACGGTAGCCAACATTTTAAGTTGCGATATCAATTTTGACTTTGGCTTGGACGGTGACTCTTACGCTATTGGCGGCAAAGGTTTTAGAACATACATTGACCCAGGTATTGCGACTATTTCAGGCACGGTTAAAGCGTTCTTCCAAAACAAAGACCTTTTGAATAAGGCGGTTAACGGTACGGAATCCAGCTTGGAATTACGACTCGAACAAGACGACTGGTCACTTACATTCAAGTTGCCGGAACTTGTATATGAACGACAATCTCCAGGCATCGACGGTCCTCGTGGCGTCAATATTGAATTACCATTCAAGGCGTACTATCGCGCAGATGCTGGTCGCTCCGCATCCATCATTACTTTAGTTAATAATCAAGAACAATACTAGGAGGTGCCCATATGGCATTTGAAGATATTAAATTAAGAGGTTTAACATTTGCTGAGCGTAGCGAATTGATTAAGGCTGAATTAGATCCGTTATACACACCACTTCCGGAAGAAACTCCCGAACCGGCTAAATTATTGTGGTATCGCGATTTAGCCGAATGGATTATGAAAAATGTGTATAAGATGTCTGATAGTGAAATCGCAGAAGCACCAAACGATGGCGTTATGGAATTAGCAATTGAAACTATGCGTTTCACTAATGAAAAAAAGGCTGAAATCGAAAAAAACTAATTGATGCGTGGAGTTGGCTCAACTCCGATAAACCGAAATACTGCTCTGATTGCATCAAGATGCAACGTGAGACTAAACAGCATTTTGACTGCTCGGAGTGTGAGTTTAATTCCCCGCATCAATTAGATGGAACGAGACAGGCAATGCGAGTATACAATGCCAGCCGAATGCAGCGACGTTGGCATCCAGGTGGCATTGCAGGATTCGATATGCCTGCGGTGTTAGCAGTGGCGAGGGCTTACGGAATCGAACCACTGCCGCATCTTATTGATTTACTCATATTGCTAGAAGCCAAAGAATTGGAGGTGGCGCACAAGAATGGCCAATAATTTAATTGACATTGTCGTTCAGCTGACAGATAAAAATACGGAAGCCGGACTCAAGAAAATTACAGCTAGTGCTGAAGGCGCCAAATCCGCCCTTGGCAAAATGAAGAATGACCTCATGGCGATAGGTGCTGGTGTCGGTGTTGTAGGCATCGGTGCTAAACTTGCCAAGGAGGCTATCCAATGGGACGTAGCTGTTAAAAAGTTATCAGGTATTACCGGTGCTACGGCAAAAGAAACCAGTGAACTATTAGCAGTGGCCAATTATATGGGCGTTGCTATGGAGGATAGTGCAGGTGCCTTTGCTAAGTTTTCAAAAAACGTCGGAGCGGCCAAAGAGAAAATGGAAGTCGCTCGGGCAGAGGGGAAACTCGGCACTGATATATTCAGTAAATTAGGCTACACACTTGAACAGATTCAAGGTAAGAATACCGTTGAAGTTTTTAAGATGATACAGGAACGTCTAAGAGGGATGAAGGACGGGGCTGAGAAGACTCGTGTCGAAATGGAACTCTTTGGGCGTACTGGGTATCAAATGCACGCCATGCTTAATATGTCCGCTGAACAGATGGACAAAGTAGCTGAACGTGCCAAGGCAATGGGGCTTATCATCGACGATGATACCGCAGCTAAATCTGCAAAGCTAAATCGGGAATTAAAAGATTTAGAGAATACAGGGAAAAGGCTTGCAGTATCTATCGGCCATGAGTTAGTTCCTGTTTTTAATGATTACGCAAAAGGCGTGTTAGACGTTGCTAAAGAATTTGAGTCGATGACTGCTGAGCAGAAGGAAGCTATCGGCGGAATTGTCAAATTCGGCGCAGAAGCAGGTGCAGTAATCGTAGTTATGAGGTCACTAACCAGCGCACTCGGATTTATGCGATTGGCCACACTTGCTGCAGCCGGTCCTTGGGTAACATTAGCTACGGTAATTGGACTTGCTGGGAAAGCATTACTCGATTTTCGCTACAACGAAAAAACATCCGGCTCTTATATGGGTGTAGATGTTGACGGGAAGCGTATTCATAAGAATACGAATTCCACTGATGGTATAAATCAGGCTTATGAGGATAGTCATGATACTCGGTATTGGATTGAGGATAGTGCATGGTTTGGACTTGTAAAGAATGACCGTTTAGCTACTAAAGAGGAAGGCGCGAAAATTGATGCGGCTTTAAAGCAAAAAGAAGAGGCGGATGCTGCGAAAGCGAAACTCGATGAAGAACTTGCAAAAGCGAAAGAGGACCTTGCTAATGGCGGATTAACGAATACCGAGGCTATTAATAAGGCAAATGAGGAAGTAGCGAAAGCGGCTAAAGCCCAAGAGCAGGCAGCTAAGAAAACTCAACAAGCGGCAGAGAAGTTAACGAGTGCCGTAGAGCGTATGTCTGAGTTATATCGGTCTCTTACTTTGCAAAGCCTACAAATTGATGGCAGTCAATACGAAATCGATAAGTTAACTGCTAAGAATCAGTATGAAGCTAACAATAAGAATATCCGTGATATCATCCGTTCTGTTTCTGGATTGAGCGGAGGCGTTACAGGGGAAGCCGTGAGTGTGCTAGACGCAGCCAATGAACAACTTGGCAAGGCATACGAGTTAGGTGCTGATGGTACATGGGCAACGGATTGCGGAAAGCTGTTCTCTGATTCAGTATTGCAGGCATTTGGTAAGGACGTACCTCGATATGTCCCATCTATCATGGATGCAGCTAGAGCCGCAGGTGCATGGCACGATGCAGGCGACGGGTACACGCCTAAGGCCGGCGATGGTGTCGTTGTACTTGGTGATAATCACATCGTCATTAGTGATGGTGCAGGAGGGTATACGGGGGCTAACTCTAGTACTGGAGTAGTTGCCAAGCCATCTGTTGAAGGTGATTTCGGTGCTATCACAGGGTACGTAGACACTAGCTTATTAGCAGGTGCTACATCGAGTACCTCTGCAGACACAGCAGGTAGTGCAGCAAATGCTAAGAAGCTTGCTGAGTCAAATCTAACTGCCCAAGTTAGAGCTAAGAACGAAGAGGTGTATCAAAAGAGACTTGCTGAAGCTGAACGAAATCAAACTATCCGTGTTCGCAAGATGAATGAGGATATTAAGAAACTTGATCTTGAACGCACAGGCGATCGTTTGCAATTACTCAAAGCGGAAGCTGAAGCACAAAAAGCTCAAATTGATGATAATGTTCGTGAGTACACAAAGGCAGTAGGGGATAAGGAACTCGCTGAGAAGAAAGCTCAAGCAGAACGCCTAAAATTGGCTTCTGATACTGAGCAGAAAATCAGAGAGTTAGCATATACTCAAACGAGTGAGACCATTGACCACTTAACCAATATGGTTACTCTTGGTCGATTATCTCGCAGTGATGCGGACGCACTACTTGCTGAAGAGTTAAAGACCTATATTGACTATGCACGTAGTGAAGTTAATGAGGCCCAGTTAACGGCTACTCAAAGACTGCAGATTGAAAAGAACCTATTAGAATCTCAACAGAAGCTATGGGAACTTGCAGGTCGCAGTCTGAAAACGAGCCTACAAGAAGCCGTACGCCAATATAAGCAAGAGACTACCAATTATGCGGACCTTGCTAAATCGACTTTCGATAGTACGATGAGCTCTATCAATTCCGCATGGACGAATAATCTCGAAGCTATGGCAACAGGAACGAAATCATTTAGTAAAGGCATTAAGGACATATTCAAGGATATGACAAACGCCATTATTAAGATGATGATTCAGTTAACGTTCCAGCAATATGTCATGCCTAAGTTGCAAGGATTATTTGGCGGAGTCGTTAACGGCATCGGTTCTCTAGGTGCTGCAAAAGGGACATCATCATTTGCCAGTGGTAGTTCGTTTAGTTCGGCGTTTACGGGAAATCGATTTGCTGCCGGAGGAAAAACAAATCCAGGACTTATGCTGGTTGGTGAAAACGGGCCAGAACTATTACAGTCCTCTGGATCACACCGCATTTACACGGCGAGCGAAACCCGTAGATTGATGGGCGGTACTACAAGTAACAACGTAGTTGTTAATATCGTCAATCAGTCTGGTCAAGAACTCGAAAGCAAGCAACAGAACTCTCGGTTCGATGGTGAGAATTATGTTATCGATGTAGTAGTTCGTGCTATGGAATCAAACAAAGGAGGTATGCGTGACGCCATCAAGGCATCCGCAGTATAACTATGGCAGTATTTCCAGATATTCGGTGGCCGATATACCCAATTCAGGAGACTACTCCAGATATTTCGTATAAAGGTCGAGTTGAAAACATGACGCTAATCACCAGGAAAAAGATGACAAAGACACTGCGGACATATTCCGTAGGGTATAAGTTGCCAACAGCTGATTACTATAAACTTCGGGCATTCTATGACGATGTTAACTGCTCCGGTATATTCGATTGGGTTCATCCGGAAACCCGTGAAACACTTCATGTGCGATTCGCTGATCAGTTAGACTTTGCGGCGAATGACTACGGAGTGTGGACGGGAACCGTGAAATTACAGGAGGTATAACATGTTACCGCTTTCAACGGCATCGATTTTAGAGAAAAACCAAATATCGGCCACAGGTGTGTGGTTAATGCTGTTAGAAATATCCTATAAAGGGGATACGATTCAATTGGTATACAATACGGAGAATATCCAATTTCAAGGCAATACCTATATCGCATTTCCATTTACCATTCAAGATGTTACAGAGAATGCAACGGATTTACCTAACATCAAGCTATCCGTGTCTAACGTGACTCGGACGATTCAGCGCATGGCAGAGTCTAATAATGGATTCACTGGAGCCAATGTCATCATTCGTGTAGTGAATACGAACATACCTGATGTGTGCGAGCAAGAGGAGCATTTCGTAATTACGGGAACCCATGCGAATGCTGAATGGATGGAGTTTACGTTGGGGACTGACTTTAGTTTCACTCGACGATTCCCATTAATTCGTGTGATGAAGGATTTCTGTCCGTTTAAATTTAAAGGGGTTCAATGTGGATATAAAGGGCGCGAAACTCAATGCAATAAAACCCTAGCACGATGTCGTGAATTGGGGAACAGTACACGATTTGGCGGAGAACCTACTATACCGCAAGGAGGACTGTATGCATCCAATAAGTGACTTGACTGATATCATAGGCACCCCATTCTCGGAAATGAAATGCTGGGATGTAGTTGTTGAGGTGTATCGGCGTAGTGGAATACCACTACCCGAATATACCCAAATCCAAATGGATGAATGGCGTGAGGTTCGTGAGCCAATGCCAGGGAGTGTTTTGGTGTTTGCGCTATATGGTAAAAATCTCGATCATGTAGGGGTTTATCTTGGTGAAGGTAAATTTATACACGCTACTGAACACAGCGGCACCTGTATAGAGCACATATCAAAGTACGTGCCTCGATTGAAGCACATTTATGAAAGGAAGGAGTAGCAGATGGTTAATGTAATCATTGTAAATAATCCGTTCAAGCCAGAGCAACGGGATACAAAATATTTGCCATTTAAACAGGGCAAGTCTATCAGCTATTACTTCAACGCACCTGGGGAATGGGCGTATTCAGTAAATGGACATGAGGCGGCGCCGGATACAGTTGTAAACGATGAAGACTACATTGTAGTAATGCCTCGAGTTGAGGGCAAATTCTTTGGTGTTCTTCTATCAATAGGGTTGGCAGTATTTACCGGTGGTATTGCTTCAGGTGCTATCTTTGGTATCCAAAGCTTGATTTGGCGGTCAGTCATCGCTATGGCGGTAGGGATGATAGGTAATGCTATCATTTCAAAGTTAACTGCTCCTAAAGTTGACCGTTCGAATTCCGAACAGTCAAATACATATGGCTGGGGAGGTACTGAAACTGTTACTGGACAAGGTTACCCTTTAGCCGTGACGTATGGCCGAATGAAAAGCGCTGGGTTATTATTATCCCGCCATGTAATTAGTGATGGCGAAAAGCAATACCTTAACCTTTTATACTGTGCGGGTGAGGGCGAATTATCAAATATAGAAGATATTCGTATTAACGCTAACCCAATCAGTAATTATAAGGATGTGCAGGTGGATATCAGAAAGGGCACAAATGACCAAACAGTTATCCCAAATTTCAATGATAACTTTGCGGATCAATCCCTAAACTATGAATTGACTGAATCATGGAATACGCAACAGGTACAAGGCGATGCGTGTGACGCGATAGAGTTAACTGTTGGATTCCCAAACGGATTATATTATTCAAATGATAGCGGCGGCGCTGACCGTACGTCTGTCACGTTGAAAGCAGAAATTCGTAAGGTGGGTGATGAGTCCTGGCAGGCATTACCTTTAGCAAATCAAAAGGGCATGGCCGGTCATATTAAGCGTCGTGAAGCATGGAACTTTATTAAGTCAGATAATAGCGTGACAAATACAGCTGATTACGCAGGACGAATTGAAGAGGCGACAAATAATGCGTTTTATCGCGTATTTCGCTTTGACAACCTCGAAAAGGCGCGTTATGAAATCCGCATGCGCTGCAGTGCGAAAGATGGGAAAAGCTTGCGCCATGTCAATAAGGTCTACTGGGTGCAGCTAACCCAAATTATTTATGATGATTTTGTGCATCCGGGGAAAGCCCTCATTGGAATTAAGGCTTTGGCTACATCCCAGCTAAGCGGCACCGATCCAAAAGTGACATGGATTCAAGAGCGCTCAGAGGTGTATGTATTCAATCCGTACATCAATAAGTACGAAGCTCAACCAGCGGATAATCCGGCATGGGCTGCATATGATTTAATCCATATCTGCCGTAAAATTGGCGGTGAATATATTGTATTCGGACAGCCCCATATGCGCCTTGACTATAACGCATTTAAGGCATGGGCAGATAAGTGCAAAACAAATGGGTTTACATTCAACTATATATACGACACCGCTATGCGATTATGGGATGCGTTAAAGTATCCAGAAGCAGTAGGTCGAGGGAAAGTAATTCCTGTAGGAACCAGGTTCACATGCGTTAGCGATTATCAATCTACACCGGTACAGTTGTTTACTGTAGCCAATATAAAACACGGTAGCTTTACTGAAGAGTTTCAAGGTGTGGAGGCTAGGGCTAACTCTGTTGAAATATCGTTCCTTAACAAGGATAAGGATTATGAGCGAGACGTCATTCCAGTATATGGGGATACTTACGACGAGTCGGATACATTAACAAATCCGGCACAAGTTGAACTCATGGGGTGCACCAGTCTTGAGCAGGCCTATAAACACGGTAAGCATTTCTTGCGATGCAATAAATATGAAATACGTACTGTGACAATAGAGGCGTTTACGGATGCCATAGCATGTACGGTAGGAGATATCATTCTAATTCAGCACGACATACCCGAATGGGGCGAGGGCGGTCGTGTGGTTGCGGTAAGCGGCCAGACGATTACACTCGATAAGGAAGTGTCGGTACAACCAGGGAAGAATTATCAGTTGCTAATTCGTAGCAATTCTACGGATATTGTCTCTACGTTTAATGTAGTAAATGTATCAGGTCTCAATGTGATTGTTAAAGAGGCTATACCGGTGCAGCCTGATGCGGTATATGCATTCGGAGAAATTTCTAAATCGGCTAAGCCATTTCGTGTGTTGGCTATTACAAAGACACTATCAGAAATGACCCGTAAGATCCAATGCATGGAATATTATCCAGAACTCTATGTATCAGATGATGGCACGGTGCCAAGTATTGATTATACGAATCACGGTGCATCTGATATTCAAGCAGTGGGATTAGTGAGCGATGTATACGGTGCTAACGGCATCATGTATTCACGCATAGGTGTAACGTGGCAGTTACCTCGTGACGGAAAAGTCTCAAACGTAGTCGTAAATTACCGAAATGTAAAAAGCGATACGTGGAAGTATATCGGAAACTACCCAGCATCCACAAACACTACCACGATATCTGATGTACTGCTAGGGGCAACCTATGAGGTGCGGGTGCAGGCTATTAATGAGTTAGGACAGTTAACTACTGGTATTACTAAATCGATTAACATACCTAAAATGCAAACACCGGAGGATGTGCAAAATTTACACGTACTCAGTCGATACAATCAGACTGCAGATAAAAGCGTGTACTACGACTTACAAGTGCTATTTGACCCGCCTAGTAATCCTGCCAATTTCGATGTTGCGGAGGTTTGGTATCTCTTAAAATCGAAAAGTGGAAAACCTGTAACGGGGCAAGAATGGCAGTATGCTGGCAGTAGTAATAGTCAGGTTATTATCAAATCATTAGGCCCAGGTGAGGAGTATCGAATCAAAGCAATCTCGGTTGACCGATTTGGCAACCGAGCAGAAACAGCCCAAATGGTTGATGTGATAGTCAAACCGATGGACGCGATACCTGATATGCCTAGCAATTTTGGTATTACTTTCGGCAGAAATGCCACCGCATCATGGGATGAGGTGATGAATGCTGACGTCGACTATTACGAATTACGTACCGATAATAATCCTGGTAAAGATACGAATGCTTTATTGGCAAGAGTTAAAGGTATATCTGCTGTACTTACCCTATCTAAACGAGCGGATACTGTTTATTTATATGCTCGAAGCACGTTGGGCAAATACTCGACTGCAGCAACATATGAGTATAACGTTCCGCAGTTGGCCGCGCCTGAGTTTGTAGTAAAAAGTCAGTTAGGCGGATTCAATCTTTACTTCTCAACTAAGCCCGCACAAGCATATGCAATCAGATGCCATGTGATCGGAGATGAACGCACCGATGATTTTGAAACTACTAGCACCATGCTGACCTATTCGAACTCAGCCGGAATATACCGGATACGTTGCTCGTTTGTTGATGTGTTCGGAGATGGATTCGTTAACGAGAAGCAAGTCGTGATTAAGACACAAATTGATGCGAGCTTGCTAGACCTTGAGTCTCTCGGGCTGAATAAAGTTGATGAGCGAATTAAGGAGCTTGATAAGAAATTTAATACGAATTCTGAAGAGACCACTAGAAGAATTACGAATTTGGCGTCACATACGGAATCTCGCATTACTGAGTTAGCTGGTAGCGTCGATTTACAAGTTAAAAAAAGTATTGGCGAGATTGATGGTGGTGAGTTGGTGTCTCGCATTAACCTCAGTCAGTCCGGGGTATACATTGCGGGGAAATTGATTCACATCACTGGAGCAACTAAGTTCGATGATAATGTCATTGTTAATAAGATGATTCAGGCTAACGCAGTCACTGCCGATAAATTACAGGTTGATAGTTTATCGGCGGTGTCCGGTACAATCGGGTTACTTCGATCGAAAGAGACCGGCGCTCGTGTTGAGATTCAGGATAATCTTATTACAGGTTTTGATGATGATAACAACCCTCGGATTAAACTTGGGTGCTGGTAGGAGGTATTATGGAACCGCATGTATTAGTTTATGATGCTAACGGCAATATCATACTAAATCTCAAGGAAAGGCTTACACGTATCGAGGGGCGGATGTATGTATCTGACATCCCTAATCGACGTCAACAAATCACTGTGAATGGATTGCAGCCTGGTCAACATGTCTGGGCTGCAGCCATGGGACAGTACTTAGTGGCAGATGTTAGGGGCAATATCATAACATATTATTTTGCAGTGTCCCAGGATGAATATAATATCAATCGTCAATTTAAAAATCTTACATATGAAGGGTGGTTGGCGTATGGAATTTATTAACATCCAGAATAAAGAAGGTGTCACAATTATAAACGATACCTATGACAATCTAGTATATCTTAGTTTCCCTAAACAAAAAGATGCAGTTCTTTACACAGGGGCAATGAGGGGGATAACGCCAACGGTTCAAATCCCACTCAAACCTGTAGCTTACGCACCTATGCTGGTGCCTACAAGTAAATACCAATACGGATATATTGCGGGGGAGGCTAATGTAATCCAGGTCTTTTATATTACTAATCGCATATATCATGGCGATGCACCTCTTATCGCAGTATCAGTTCCGCAAGGATATGAATTCGCGGCTCAGTGGGTTCATAAACGTCGTGAGCAGTTAATGGTACTAGTAGTGGATGTAATTAAACCAGGCGAAAAGGTAACACAAGCAATGGTTGATGAAGTGAAAGCTGGCATCAAGTTCTACTGCTTCGGTTATTTCGAGGATGTTATGGCTAATGCAGACACGCCTCGTATTCGATTTGTTGACAAGGTAGGAAGTAGTAAGCCTAATACGGCACTGCAAGTTCTTGGCCGTCACAAATATTATAAAGCGTCTTGGGCAACAGATTACGATCTGCATAATGATGTGATATATGATAGCCGCATCAGGTACCTACGTGTAATTGATCACTATGTGCATGATTGGTATAGTCAGTTATCAAACTACGTTCCGGACACCTTTACAGACATAGCTCGTGACCCAAAGACATATGGCGTCAAGGTTGCAATTATTCCTATGTCCGTAATTGATGCATCCGTTTGGGGGCCTAATATTAATAATGGAGATAAAAAGTCACACACGGGGCGAGTGTGGCAAACGTTCAGATTTCACGATGAGAGTACCGTATCGCTGAAATCGTATCAGTTCATTAATTGGAATACAGTCACTACGTATCCTGTAGGTTGCTCGGGTAAAACCACATCTCAGTATTTGGTAGTCGATGTGACCGGGTACGATAAACAAGGTACGATTCCATTCAATTAAGGGAGATGATAAGTAATGAATGTAAAGGATATAGACCTCAACATTGGCGAGGATTTCGGGATAGTTTACGCGGTTCAAGATGACAATGTGGATTTGACCGGGTTTAAGTCAGTATTCGCTATACGAAAGCGAGCAAGCGGTCCGCTTGTCATTAAAATACAAGGGGTGGTATCTGGGAAGATTGCGACATTCAATATTTCCGGAAAGGATACCCTAGAAATTAAGTCCTTTGGTGAGCATGTGTATGATGCTTTTGCATATAAGGAATCGGAGCCTAGCCGATATTATAAACTGGGCATGGGGGTAGTCAACATAATTCAGGATGTGGCCATGCATGATTAGAGGAGGAATGTATTATGCAAAACAAAGCGTTACCAGTAAGAATTGAAGGTCCGATTAAAGTAGATGCGGAAGTAAAAGCAATCATGGTAGGCGATAATGGAAAAAGTGCTTATGAAATCGCAGTTGCTCATGGGTATAAAGGTACTGAAAGTGAATGGCTTGATAGTCTGAAAGGTTTACAAGGTCCGCAAGGCGAACCTGGACCGAAAGGCGCTCCATTCCAATATGAGGATTTTACCCCAGACCAATTAGAAGCCTTGAAAGGCCCTAAAGGTGATAAAGGTGAGGACGGGCGAGACGGCGCAAGTGCTACGGCAGACAATGCTCGCCAGTTATTATTGCAAGGTAATGTGTGGTGTGAAAGTGCCCGCGTTGACGATGTGCTCACAGCCTTAATCGGTAATATGGGCAAGCCATTCCCTCGGACTGAATTTAAGCCGTTGGCTATTCCGAGCGTATCCCAAGGTCAACAGGTGGTAGCAGTAACAGGCGAACCACATTACCGCGTTAAGGTAGTCGGCAATGATACACCTTTCACGCTCGACAACACTGGGGCTTGTACTGTAACAATTCCACCATTAGGTGAAGATGATATAAAACTTACTTATCACAATTTCACAGGTGCGAAAGTAGGCGATTATACGATTGCTGGCGTTCAAATTGGTGCAGTTGCTGATGAAGAATGCGAAGAAAATGGTATTGTGTACAAACGCTATGGCGATGTGTTGAAAATGAACATTACCAATAATACAGTGGATGGGAACTTCAACGTAAACCCTAAGCGTTGGAACATTTCGACTATGTCTATGTACGCTAATAGACCGACAACTCTTAATTTAGGAGATAATTGGAACGCATACGGCCCTTACTTTGTAGAAACACCTGAAAACGTAACGTTTAAAGGATTTAATAGCAATATGCGACTAACCATAGCTACATCAA